CGTTCTGAGGGCACTCAGCGCAGTTCGTATGCTGCTGGTCAGAAGACGCTGCCTCGGGTTTGTCCCCCAAGTTTGACCAACAGTTAGGTAGGGTTGCTTCCTTAGAGGGGTCGTACTTCTCGCGGTAGAAGCTGCGAGACACCTTCGGCAGGGCGTTGACGATGATGACGTTCAACTCCCCACGCACAGCATTGCCGATCTGCTCGCCGTTAACCATACGCTTAAAGGTACCGTTGACGTTGGTAGCAATGCGACGTGAGCTGCTTGCCGCTACGAGGGTTTTAGCGAGGTCACTAAGCTCGCGCTTGCCAGTGGTGGTGACATCTTGTTGCTTGAAAATAGCGAGGTTGCTCATTGTATGGCTCCTTATTTATTACGGGGTTTGTAAACTTGAATCGTGAATTTGCGCTCCGCTTGAAGCCCTGCGGGTAGGACATCAGGGTTGTCCTTCAAGAATTGACGCATGTTGCCGTTGTGGATTCTCTGCTCCAACAAGAAAGGCGCGTCATGCTCCTTGATGAAGGTGTACATAGAATCCCAGTCACTCGTCCAGTACCGGGAAGATACCCGACGAGATACTGTCCCTGCGCTAGTGCGGATACCTTCCGCATTTTGCGTACTGCATATGGTGAGTAGTTGGTCACTGACTGCTTCAAGCTGCTCCTTCAGCCCTTGCATCACCACTTTATGCTCCTCCTCCTTATGCTCAATAGCACTCCGAATCTTGATGTACACCGACACCAAAGCCTCGGCACTGACTTCTGCATTAGACATAGATGGCTCCGTTGTTTATGAGAGGCTAGTATAGCACAAGGTTTGACTTTGCCAAACTATTATTCAGAAATTTCTTGCCGGTAGAGGTCAATAATTTTGCTGTGGTTGTCGATGTTGTTACGCAGCATTGAGTACAACTTAGTCTCCACTTCACTTCCTCTTATGTGCACCACAGTCATGGGGTGCTTCTGTCCCGGGCGGTTGATCCGGGCATTGGCCTGAAGGTAGGTTTCCACACTGGTAACGGGGGCATACCATACTACTGTATCCGCCGCTGTTAGGGTTAACCCATGCGAGGCCGCCTGTGGTTGGATGAGCAGCACTCTAGGGGTGGGGTCCGCCTGAAACTGCTTAACCAGATCGCTGCGTTTGTTCACTGACACTTTGCCATTGATGACCCCACACGAGATGTTGTTCTTCTCTAAGTGGAGCCGTAGAAGCTCTATCGTATGGGTGAATGGGACAAACACCAACACCTTCTGGGAAGACTCCTCAATGACCTCCTGTACTACTTGAAGCCTGTTGGACACGTCGAAGTCAACCACATCCCCACCATCCGTGTATATGCACCCGCCCGCTATTTGCAGCAGCTTGTTGATCTTCACCGCTGCGTTAACCGCGGAGACCCCCTCCCCTGCCACGTTGAGGTACATCTCCTTCTTGAGCATGGTGTAGGCGACCCGTTGTTGTTTGGTCAGAGGGGCTTCTCGCTCCACGTATGTAACTGCGGGTAAGTCTAGGCACTGGTCTTTCTCGAACCGAATCGCAGGCTGCAATGCTTTATGCACCACGTCCTTGGCATTAGGTTTCGGGATCCAACGGTACTGTGTCACCTTGTACATAACGGCGTCCCTGAACTGCCCGTAGTATCTGGGAACGTTGTCCGGGCACACGAGCTTCGCAAGCCCATACGCATCCACTGGGGATTGCGCGGCGGGAGTACCCGTGAGCATCCACAGCCACTTAACCTTGCGTAGTACCTCGTTCAGCACTTTCCAGCGGTTCGTCTGTGGGTTCTTGTACGCGTTTGCCTCGTCAACCACAATCATGTCGAAGTTGCCGTTCAACACTTCATCCTTGACTACGGCCAGCCCGTCGAAGTTTAGAATCACAAACTCCGCCCCCGCGTTTATTATCTTTCCCCGCGCCTTAGCCGCCCCATGAGCTACGGAACAGCTACGGTGCATAGCGAACGTAAACAGATCCACCTGCCATGCGGACTTCATGATTGACAGGGGACATAAGACGAGGACCCGCTTAATGTCCCCTCGGTTCATAAGGTAGTCAATAGCCCAAATAACGGACGCGGTTTTACCCGTACCCTGCTCGTTGAAGCAGAACGCCCGCTTGTTCACAGTCAGAAAAGATGCCGTTACTTTTTGATGGGAGAACGGTTTGAACTTACCCGTCCATGAATAGTCTCGCTGGATAGGTGAAGGCACATTCTTGATGCGCATAGCCGCCAGTGCCTGAGCCTCCGGTAGCCCCCAGTTAACCGCCACTTCGTACACATCGTCCTGTTGGCCTACGACCGCACTCTTTTTGATGGTGTCGGTAAGCTGCTGGGGACGACGGGTGCGTACTATGAGTGTGCTGTTATCGACTATTTCCATTTTTCCGTTCCCGTTTGCTTACTTCCGAGACTAGCTTCTTAGTGGGCGAACGCGCAAAGGATCGGTTGCTGTTGTCATCCTCAACCTTTAGGTTACCCGGGGCGTTGGTGCCTCCCTTAGACAGCGCGACCTTATGGGCTACGTCTTTGCCGTCGCCTTTATGTACCTCTCCGGCGGCTGCCATCTTGCGCCTAGCAGCGTTTCGGGCGGCGCGTTTCTTCTTCTGTTCCTCGGTACCTTGATACTCCTCGTACTCTTTGGCGTAGGGGCGAGGTTTGTTTACGTACGGCATGGTAAGTCTCCTTAGAAGTGGCTTCGTGGGCGGAAGTGCTCACAAGTGGTCACTGGGCAGAACCCACATAACGCCCCACTGCTCGCGTTCCAAACGCCAGAATCATACGCCCCAGATAGCCTGTCAAGGTCTTTTTGGAACACCCCGAAATAGGAGTCCAGTTTGTCCGCGTAGTGCTCCTTATGGATAAACTCGTTACTCACCACGAACACTAGCGCGGACTTGATGTACTTAACCTGAGGGAAGTGCAGGAATATCGCGGCGGCAACAGCATCCAACTGCTTAGTGTCCGCGTACTTCGCGTTCTTGCTGGTTTTGTAGTCCACGGAGTACGCCTTATCCCCCCGGATAATTACAAGGTCGCTCACCCCCCGCCACCACACCTCCGGGCCAAAGAACTCACACGGCTCGTACCCCTCCTCCGTCTTGCGGACACCGAGCTTCATTTCGCAATACTTATCCCCCTCGATGCTACCCAGTTGGTCAAGTAGGGGCTGCATGTAGTTGAACACAGCGGGTATAGGGGTGCCATCCTTTATGAAAAGCTCCGCTGCTTTGTGCACCTGCTCCCCGTATAAGGTGGCTTCGCTGCCCTTATCTTTCACATCCTTCGCCACCTTCAGGTGGTAGTACTTCTTAGGGCACTGAGAAAAGGTCTTGAGACTGCTGTAGGACCAAGTTAAATTCATTTTATGCGCCCCCCGTACATGGTGCCAACTACCTTCTCTAGGTCCTTGCGGCCCGCTATAACTCTCCCGAGGAACCCGTTAAGGAAGTCCAGATCGTTCGCGTCGATCACCAGCGACGCGCCCCGGGCGGCTACTATCTCGTTTAGGTTCTTTTCCTGTAGAGCAGTGGGCGGGTTCATGCGTTTGTCCGCCTTCACCTCTATGCCGACGAATACTCCGTACACGCACACCACAATGTCGGGTACACCGGCCTTACCGAACCCGTTTGCTGAGGGCATGAAGTAGTACACGTCCTTGCCGTAGGCTTTGAGCATATCGGTGATGTGTTTCTTTACCTTGCCTTCAGGAGTCAGCGCCATTTTCGCTCCCTTGGTTCAGCACTTCGACCAGTTTGTTGACGTAGTGCGCGGCCTTCTTCGCCTCCTGTACGGCGGCGTCCTTAGTACCTAAGCGCATCAGGTACTTGATTGCGTTGCCCCGGTGGTAGCCGATCTGTTGCTCAATAGGCCACGAGTCAACTACGTCCCACGGCTCTACTGCCATGTTCATGTAGTGATCTCCGCCGATCTGTAAATCATTTACAGCCATTAGTTTGCCTCCTTAATGTTCCTGCTGATGGATAACAGTTGCAGAGTACCCATAATCAGGGGTGCAATTCTGTCTTGGGGGGTGTTCAAGTTGAACACATTAAGTACGCCATCGGCATCCACAAGTAGAATGGCGCTAGTGTTACCAACGCCGCTCTCAATGTCAGCCAATGTGTTGTACACAAGGTCGAGTACGGCCTCCTGCCCTTCACTTATTTCCATGTCACTCCTCACTATATAGTGCTGTCCATGATTCAATACCGGGGGTATCGAGGATATCCTTACTATCCTCGGTAAAGTGTGTACCGAACGAATCGGTATATCGCCACGCGACCGGCTTCCGCTCATTGGGAACCTCCTCGCGGGTCTTCCTAAATACCTCGTCACCCCATGACACAACGCGCTGCCAGTCGCGCATACTGATTGAGATCGTGCCATCTTCGGTCGAGTACAGAGGGACAAGCGCTTTATCGTCCTCACTCCACGCCGCAGTAATCCACAGCGGCAATTCGAGACTATTTGACCCCGCCTCTTTTGCCATTTGGTTTGCTTCGATTAATTCCGGTTTGCCTTGGTATTTCATTTCATTTCTCCTTTTCCGGGACATGTTTTCCGCAAGTTATGTGGGAGCCAGTCACGGTCGGTGTTTCGCACCCCGCTACTGTCGCCGTGTCAACTTTTCGCAGCAAGAATTCCAACCCCTGTTTGCCGTAATGCTTGCGCACTATCTCTTCGATTAAGCAAGCTAGACAAGCGCCGGTGCAGCCTTCGATATGCCAACTCATTTCATTTCTCCTTAATGGAACCGAGCACGGAACTCTTTTAAGCCCTTGTCCGCCCAGAGAAGTGCGTGTTCAGCTAAGGTGTCAGGTTTGTTGATTGCTGCACAATAGATGTTGAGCCATACAGCCTCGTCTGTTCCTTTTGGGACACTCTGGCGTAATTGGGGTTGTTGCACCTCCTCATATACCTTCTCATATACCTCCTCATGTGTCGCCCTAAATATATCGTCGCTATACAGATGCAACTCACCGCCGGAATCTTTAATAATCCAGTCACCCCATGACACAGCGCGCTGCCCGTCGCGCATACCGATTGAGATCATGCCATCTCCGGTTCCTGCTTGTGTCGGATACAGAGAGCCAAACGCTTTAGCCTCTTCATTCCATGCTCGGTTCATCCATTCCGGCCAATCGGTATTATCAATCCGCCGTTCTTTTGTCAT